AATACGCCCTTTGCAACAGGGAACACCTGGGCGACATCCAAAGGAATGAAGCGCTGGCCGCTGACGGTCACGTCATATTCGATGAACTCAATGCCGCCGAAGGTGAAGCCCGAACGTACGTCGCCACCAAGACGGTCCTGGGCCTCTTGATAGTTGGCGAATGCCGCCTTAACTTTTTCGTGTTCCACGAAAGCATCAAGCCAACCCGGCCCGCAAAGAGAACGGAACCCTGTGACCATTACACCGCCGAGCTTGGATTCGGAGTAGCGTTTGGCATCCAGGCAAGCTTTGCGCACGTTGGTGTCTTTATTGCCCAGGGCGACGTTGATTTTCTTCTGATCCACTTCGAACTCTTTATAGAGGTCGGAGATGATGGCGCCGTCTGCATCAAGCAGCTTGCCGCGCAGGGCACCAACTCGCTGGAATTCGCGAGTGGCTTCAATGCTGTTTTTCAGTTCCTGCAGGTTGTCGTTGATGACGGTGGCCACAGGCGCTGCTGCATTTTCTTGGCCGAAGGCTGCAATACCCTGGATCTGGCTGGGCAGCAGAGACCGACTGACTGGCAGGTGCAAGGTTTCAAAGGTCTTGCGCTGACGCTTGCTTCCCTTAACTGGGGCCGGATCATCATTACGCGACGTGTTGGGCACCAGGATCAGGCGCCCCTCGCGCTCATCGATGACGACACTGGTGCTGTTAACACCTTTTTCGTCAAACAACCCCATAGCACCGACCTTGCCAGGAATAGCTGGGAGTTTGTTAACGGCTGCCGTCAGGTTGGCGATGCTGAACATGTCTTGCAGATTCATGGAGTACTCCTAATCACAGAGCCGCACGGGCAACAATGCCCAGGGCATCGAGTTCGCCCAGGGCGGTAGCTTTTTGGGCGTCAGGCAAACCGGCAGGCCACACCAGTTCGTTTGGATCGATAACGGCGCCGCGAGCGATCAGCACACCTGGCTGATCCCCAGCAGTGGCGTCCACGTCTTCGCCCAACACTGCGACCGCTTTCTTGGCCGCAGCGGCCCCTGCGGGATCAAGTACCTGGTACTTGCCATCGACCTTGGCAAGCACTTGGCCCAGCAAATATTTGCTGCCCGCCAACAGGACGCCTATTTGTTTGGTCCAGCCGGGGCTGACTTCAACCAGTAACAAGTCGCCCAAGTCTTTGGGCTGAGTGAAATTGGCCATGAGGCCTCCTATTTTTGAGTACGGGCTTCAGCGTCAGCCAGCAATGGGTTTTCGGGTTGTTTGGTGTGTTTGCCAGCCCGTTCTTTGGTGGCCTGCTCGCTGAAGCTGACCGCCCCAGTCAGGGCACTGAAGACTTTCTTCAAACCATCGGCCAAAGGCTCGCGCTCGTCGTCTTCACCGAACTCCAGGGGCTTGGTGCCGCCCTCGGCGTAATCCAACGCGGCAACAATGGCGGGGACATGGACAGGTTTCATGCCCGCCGCAACCAGCTGCTCGGCGTACTCGACGTTCTTGGTATGCAAAGCAGTTTGGGCCGCCTCAAGATCGGCTTTTTCCCGCTTGGCGAGTTTGGCTTTGAGCTGGGTGTTTTCGGTGGTGATGGCGTTCTTTTCGTCTTCGGTCACGGCGGCTGCCTCGGTATTGGGTTTGGGGGCGGGTTCACTGAACGCCGTTGGCCCGTCTTCACGGCGAGACTCGGCAAGGAGGGTGTCGACGTCCCAACCTGGAACAACCTGGTCGGCGGTTTCGACATCGAACTTGGCAATTAGCCATTCACGCAGGCGACGGAAGATGCCCGCCGAAACGCTGTCGCCGAAGTCACCAAACTCGACAACACCGGCTTCGTCTTCGGCCAACTCAATCGGGCGCAGGCCTTTGACGGACGGTGGCTGGGCGCCAAGAAAGCCAACATGGCGCAGGTAATACACACCAGGCACTGGGTTGTTGGCGGCGTCAGGGTGATAAAAGGATGCCGAAACCTTCTTGTAGCTGCCGCTGGCTACCTGTTCGGCGAACTGTGCATCTACCTGCTGCGGCTCCGCGATCAGACCTGTAGGAGTGGCCGTCAACGACTTGACCCAGCCAGCAGCCGGGGCATCGTGTTTTGGGTGACCGATTACCATAGGGGATTCGTGCAGTGTCGGGTCGTAGGCTTTCACCGTGGCGGCCAGGTCCGACTCGCTAAAGTCGAAGCTGCCCCCGCCCATGGCGATGTGTTTGCCGGACTTGAAAATGTGAATGGGTTTCATGGGGCTGTACGCTGCCGTTGAAGGTGATGCGCACAGATTGAACCGAAGAACGGCTCATGGCTTTTAATCGAGTTTAAAGAGTTTCAAATGGAGGGCCGAAACGACGAAGGCGCAATCTGCACCCGCGCCGCTGGCAAAGGATATGGCGAGTCGGCTTTATAAAGCGTTTACAGCGTTGTTCACCCCTACAGTTCGATGAACCGCAGCCACGTTGTTGCCCAGGGGGCTCTGAGGGCGTTACAGGCGAGCGGCTTTTTGGAGGTGATGCATGGCCAGTTCCAGGATTGCCTCTTCTGCATCGGGTTGCAACTGACCTTCCGCGTCCATTGGCAAGAAAGGGCGTGCTGGAATATCACCCCACAGGTGGGGGAAGTCCGACTTCTTGCCGCCAAAGTGCATCATGGCGGCGTAGGGTTTGTTGCTACCGACCAAGGCAGTACTGTCATCGGCGTGACTGGTGATCGAGGCCGCCAGTCCGGCAGCGCTGATCTGCAGTATCTGACCCGGCCAGTTACCTGTCTTCGTCCGCCGCTCGGTGGTGGTCTCTGACAGATCTTCCCAGTCGGGCCGACCTTCCTCCTCAAAGTTCTCCTCGGTCTGGCTGGCCAGCTCGGCGGCTATGCCACGCATCAAGGGCGCAACATCGCCCACGGCCCACTCGACCCGGCGTAAAGCGTCCTGCAGACGCTGGTGATCCAGCTCGACTGTAATCATGGCAAATTCCCCTATGCCGCTGTTTGCTTGCGTTTCAATATCTCAGCCAGGCCGGTACCTGGTGCGTGGTTGAAGCCTGGGTCTGTTCGAAACGTTATGGCTTTGCCAGCGGCATCCGTGGTGCGCAAACCTGTAACCTCCGCCGTGCGAATTTCACCAGTGCGCTTGTTCACTCCGGTTTCAACCGTTTCAGTAAACATGTTGCCTTCACTCGAAACGACTCTGAGCCCCCTGCGTTTTACCGCCGACTCGGTGAGGGCGACGACACGGCAACGGCAGTTGAAACCGTTTGGTGGAAAGATCGACGCCCAGATCGGGTCATCGTGACGAAAGACTTGACCATGCAAGGCGCGATGGCTGGGCCGGGTTTTCCCGTCCAGGATGGCCACGTACATCCAGTACGGGTGCGTGTCCGTGGTTTCTTCCATGCTGGCCTTGCGGCCCGCCATGTACGCGCTCTGCAGGTTGGTCTGGTAGATCGTCTTCAAACGACGAGGACTACCCAACTGGACCATCTCACCCACACCCTGGCTGTCGACGATCACTTGTTTGCCCCACCAGCCCTGAGATTCCAGCACCGGCTGCAGATCCGCAATGAACTGCTTGAGCGTCTGACCACTCTGCAGGGCGGTCTCCAGGGCGCCACGAATATCCGACAGCAGATCAAGGCGCATGGCTTTGGCGACAGTGAAGGAGATGTCATGGGCCTGATCCACCATCTCCTGCCAGTTCCAGGTGATCGCATAGCCCTTGGATTTCAGGTACGCGATAGCCTGCTCGGGCTCCAGCCCAAAAATGGCCTTGAGGTCAGCGGGGTTGGGTGTTTTGGTCGTGGACATATCAGTCCTCCCGATCCGCGCTGGCACTCAGGCGACCCCAAATGTTGGCGATGAACAGCAAGCGAGCAAGCTCCTGCTGCAGCGACTGGTCATCCATTTGTGGGTAGACCTCAGCCAACAGACCCAATGCTTCACTATCAGAACGTCCACGCTGCAGGGCCTCCAGCACCGGGGCAACAAGCTTTTCGCTCTGCTCCTGCAGCTGCTCGGCTGACAGGCTATCAATGGCTTGATCGAGTGCCACCTGGTCGAGGATGAGTTTCAGTGTTGGCTCGGCAAAAGCAGGAACAGCATCACCTGGTGCGGTTTCAACAATGTCACCGTCCTGCAGGTTGTAGGTGCGCTTGAAGTACTGCGGTGTGAACTTCACACCCGACTCGCTGAGGCTCTTGTCCCGCTCGGCCAGCACCTTGTCGATCTCTTGCTGCTCCCACAGCTCGTAGACAGGCGCGACAACGTTCTCACCGAAGTTGATATCGACGATACGGCGAATGACGGCATTGATTGCGGTGGCCACGATCCCGGCGTCACCGTCACGAATGTCGTCGGTAACTTCGGCCCCGGCCTCGGCACTGGCCCTGTTGCTCTCTTTTTCGGTGGTTTGGTTTTGTCCGAGCATGGCCACGTTGATTTCGCTGCGGCAGTATTCCAGCAGCTCGCGATAGACCGTGGCGCTGCCCGCTTTGCCGGAGGCTTCTTTGATTTCAATGCTGGAATCATCAGGAATAGCCGCCACGGCGTCCTGCACCATGGCCTCTAAGCTATCGAGCAGCAGATCCGTCTCGGCGTCCGTGGCGCCACGGGGGTGTTTACCAATCACCCAGGGGCTGCCGTACTTCTCGGTGAACTGCACCCAGAACTTCAAACCGCCCTTCATGAACATGGCGGGCCAGAAACACATGCTGAGGTCTGGAAAGCCGTACGGGTTGGCGTAGGTCGCATCCTGACGCGCCACGATGAAGCGCTGCGGGTCACACAGCTCGCCATCCTGGCCCGCTTCCTGGGAGCGAAAGCGCAGTTGGTTATCCTTGTCATAGAAAAACCACTCGGCGGGCTTACCAAGTAGATCGGCGGGCATCAGATACCCGCCGACCGGCTGCCACATCAACTCGACGGGCTGGTACCCAAAAAGCGGCGCATCGAGCAGCTCACGGATGATGCGGTCAAGGTCCAGATCTGGCAGCCAGTCGCGAACAAATCGCTCGACCTTAACCGGGGCATTACCACGCTTGATACCGCGCTCCAGGGCCAGCACCGACGATTTGCGACGGCGGATGTTGCCACCTACCAGCGCTGAGCTGCGAAGGTCACGATAGACGGTGATGTCCTTACCCTGGGCTTTGAGGATCGGGTCAGGGTTGGGCAAGTTTGCGGCGCCAAAGGCACCACTGCTGGAGCGGTCGCGAGTGGCGATGTGCCGACTGAGCAGCTTGTCACGCTTGGCATCGGCGAAATTGACGAACTCGGTGGGGCTGACCCACAGGCCTTTGTTGTTCATGCGTACCCCTGGGTAATGCGTCGGCCCTGTCGTGGGCGGCGTGATTTAGCGGCAACTGGACCAGACGTCACCTCCAGCGTGGCGAAGTTGGCCAGCGCACCAGCCCCCGCGAAGTCACCGTGGCGGTAAAGGTCCGGGTCTTTAAGGTCTTGTGAGCGGGCCTTGACGATCATCGGAACGCCTTCCACCGTTT